TGACCTGGCCGTTGGGCATGCGGTCGGGGATGCCGTTCACCACCTCCCATGTCTCGCCGTTGCGGGTGAAGGTACTGGCGGCCTGGTCGTAGATGCCCTGCCGCCACCAGGCGGAATTGGTGCAGACCTGCTTCGTCGCACCATAGCGGCGGCGCTCGCGGGAGCGGAACAGCTGGCGGATGGCGGTGGTCTCGAAGGTGTACTGCGCCATGCGCAGCTCGCCCGAATAGCCGGCGAGGTTCATGCGCAGGCCGTGGGCGTACTTCGGGAGAACGAAACCGTTGTTGACCGACACGAAGGCATTGTTCGGGTTGAGGAGCGCGAGGGTCGCGGTGGCCGAGCCCGCCTCGGGAAAGCGGATGCCCTCTCCCACCACGGCATCGAAGGCAGGGTGCTCGAAGTTGCTGCCCTCGTCGGTCAGGAAGTGGTTCGTGCCGTAATAGATGTAGGCGCCGGGCTCGTAGACCTTGCGGCGGAGCTCCTCGAGCTGCTCGGTGAGATCCACCGTCTCGCTCTTGAGCGCATAGGCCCCCAGCCGGTCGGCCAGCGCCGAGAGGTCGGTCCTCAGCGTGTCGACCTGGCCGCTGATCTGGCCGCGCCACACCTCGAGGGCCGAGACACGGTTGGCCACCAGCCTGAGATTGGGAAGCTGGCTGGGGGCCCACTGCTCGATCGAGACGATGCCCGCCGTGTCGAGGACGGCGTAGCAGATCACCACGGTGGCGGCGTCCGTCGGGGGATAGGAGGGATCGGGACCTTCCACGCCCGCCACCGCCGACAGTTCCGCCCGGCGCATGTTCTCCATGGCGACCGCCTGGGGCTCGGTGGTGCCGAGCTGGGCGTCGATCAGGAAATCCCTCGGTTGCACATCCGTATCGACCGACTGGCCGAAGGCGACGATGGCGACCCGCTTCCTCGTCACCAGCGGCAGGGAATTGAACAGGTCGATGACCGCGTTCTCGTTGCGGGCGAAAACCTGGCCCCCCGCATAATAGCGGCCCGGCGACAGGGTGATCTCGGTGGCCGCGGTCTTGGAGGCGCTGAAGCCGGTATAGGCCTTGCCGCCATCGATCGCATCCTTCACCACATGGTCGATGGACGCCCGCGCAAAGTCCTGGGCATTGTTGAGATCGGCGGATTGCAATTCTTGCCGGTCCCTGAAAACGACAACCTGTTCCAAAATTCGTTCTCCCTGGAGGTAGGAAATCATAGCCTTGAGGATGTCGACCCGATCCGCGACATGTCCGAGTCCAGTATTGCAGTGATGACAAAGAAGGCCGCGCACATGTCCAGTCACGTGACAATGATCGATGTGCCAAAGTGCTTTCGTGCCCGTCTCCGATCGACGGCAAATCCTGCAGCACCCACCCTGCGTGGCCAGCATGCTGTAGTATTGCTCGACCGTAATTCCACGTTTCTTACAACGAGCCTTAAGTGTAGCCTTCGCGCGAATCACTCTCAGCCGCTCGGGATTGCTCTCATCCCACTTCTTCTTGGCGGAGATCACCAGTTGCCGATTTTTGGCTCTCCAATCTCTGTTGTATTTTACGCGCTTCTCCTTGTTTGCATGGTAGTAGGCAGCCGCCCTTGCCTTCTCTCTTTCTCGGTTGGCAGCATAGAAACGCTTGTTCGCCGCGCGCCAGCGCGGTTCATCTGTCGTTTCCATGGCTATACTTCGATGAAGCGCCCGAGCGTCACGGTCCCGACCCTCAGGCGGTCGCCGGCGCGGGGGAAGCGGAAGGTCTTCGTATCCAGCAGCATACGGTCCCTGAGCGACTTGGAGACGCGCACCGCCTCGCGGACCCTGCCGATCGGCCTGCGGTCACCCGTCATCAGATGACCGGTGACGAATAAGCCCGCGGCGCGCGGGGAATGCGTGCCTGAGATCCTGGTACGAATCTCGGCGTGGTATGACGGCATGCCGAGCCGCGTGAAACCGAGGTGCGTGGAGCGGACGCGCACATCCGGCACCCGGTCGGGGTCGTGGATATGCCAGCGCTCGTAGATGTACCGCCACGCGATCGTGGGCGGCAGATACTTGCCCGCGATGAACTGGCGCTGCGTGGCGTAGAGAGCCGTCGGCTGTCCCTCGTGCCGCTCGGCCGCGCTCTGCGGGCGAACATCGACAAGGTCGGCGTTGGGCCAAGCGGTGGTATAGGTCTCGCGGCCGAGACGGTAATCGTAGCTGGCGTCGCGCGGGATTCGGATCAGCCGCTGCGCCACCCCGAAATCATCCACCAGAAACGCCTTGGCCCTGGGCGGCGCATCGAGATGGAGCGCGCTTGTGGACTTGGCGCCCAGCACCACCTCGTCGAAGTCGGCGGCGTGGAAACGGCCCACGCCTTCCGGCGTGACGGCGCGGATGGTGAGCGTCGTTTCCGCGCCACGGTCCCAGAGCCTGGCCGTGCGGACATAGCGCGACCAGGCCCCGACGTCCTTGACGCAGCAGGCATCCAGAAACGCTCTCGCCCTGCCGAAGGCCGCCGAGGTGAAGTGCGCGAAGCGGTGCGTCCCGCGCGCCACAAAGGGATAGATGCGCAGTTGCGGGAATCGGGCCAGGAAGGCTTCTCGTTCCTCTTCTGTGAGTGCCTCCATCAGGAAGGTCTTGGCCGGCGGCCCGATGAAGCGGCGGGGATCCGCTCCCATGATGCGGATATGCTCGGCGATCGCGCCCTGCGTGCCCTTCCGCGCATGCATGGGCAGCGACCTGGCCGCAAGCGCCCGGTGTTTCTCTTCCGACCAGTCCGGCTCCCACAGATCAACCGACAGGCCCCATGCCAGCCACGGCAGGTGTGAGGGCGGTATCTCCCATGGCCGCACCAGCTTCGCGGCATCGATAGGAAGCTCATCGATGCGCGCACCCGTGAGGTCGAAAGCCTCCTCGAAGGGCGTGTGGTTCGGCGGGAGCAGGGTCTGCCGGGCCATGGCGTCACTCATCGCGGATCGAACTCACGCTGACCTCGATGGCGTCCACGGCGTAGACCTCCGTCACGTCGAGCACGAGATCCTCTGCCGGGGACACAAGCTCAACGGAATGAACACCTTCCTGATGAAATGCCGCGAAGAGCGCCGAACGGCGGAGGTTCATGCCGAGCATGCGGTTCTTCTCCACCCATGTGCTGACGGCGGCGAGCGCCCGCTGGCGCACCAGCTCGCCATCAGGGCCGGGATAGAGGGTCAGCTTCGCCACGATCCGGGTGCGGCGGATGGCTGGCAGCATCACTTCGACCACATCGGTGAGCGGGCGGATGCCCTCATTCTTCAGGTGGAGCCGGACCGCCTCGCGCTCGGCGAGCGTGGGAATGGGGTCGCTACCTTCCTTCAGCACTGTGACGCGCACGACGCCCGGACGGCGCGACACCGCCGAAACATCCCGCGCCCAGGGTGCCACGGTGAGCGCGTGGTACTGATAGGCGCCTTCCGGGCCCGCGACCGAGAAAGCCTCGGGCGCCAGCTGGATGCGGCAGCGGAACCTGTCGTCCGTCTCGCCTGCCTGCCGCTCGGTCGCGAACAATGCACCGAGATGGTCAAGGTTCGTGCCCCAGGACGAGGCCAGCAGGACGGCCCGCGCCGCATCGTTGATGCGGGCCCGGAGCCGAAGCTCGCGGTAGGCGAAGGCCTCGATCAGTTTGCGCGCGGGCTCGCTTTCGAGGTCGATGACCCCGGCGATCAGCGGGAACCGCTCCACGAGGTCGTCCCGCATCGCGGCGACAATGGCCTCATAGTCGAGCGTCTCGATGACATCTGGCGGTGCGAGGCCAGAGAGATCGATGGCGGTGAAGCGACTCATGCCGACAGCCTCTCCTCGATCAGCATCCCGTCCGGATTGGCATAGGCGTCGAGGCGTCGGGCGCCCGCGGCGGTAAAGTCGCCATAGACGGCACGTGGCCGGTACTCGCCCTCGAGAAACACATGCAGCTGACCGTCGCGCGTCACCTTCACCGCCTCGATGCGGGTCACCCGGAATCGCGGCTCCCACTGCTCGATGGCCGAGGTGATGGCCGCGAAATACGGCACTACCTCCTCGGGCGTGATGAGGCGGCCCAGCAGGTTGGGCACGAAGGACCCGTACCACTCGCGCATGATGCGCGAGCCGAAACGCGTGTCGAAGATATCCCGGAGCGACTGGACCACATGGTCCCAGCCGGTCAGGATGCCGCCGGTCGCCGCGTCAAGGCCAACGGAGGGGTCGCGGAGATTGATGCTCATGGCTCCACTCCGTCTTTCCCATTCTCAACCATCGCCCTGATGCGTTCCCCGATCCAGCGCATGACGTTCACCGCCATGGAATTGCCGAGCGCGCGGTAGCGCGGTCCGTCGGGGCAGTCTTCGGCGGACTTCCTCTTCCAGGGAATGCGCGTATACCCTCGCGGAAAGCCCTGCAGGGATTCCGCCTCTTCGCAGGTCAAACGGCGCACCATCATTGGCAACGCAACGCAGGGCGCGGTATCGCCCTTCCCCGTCTCGCCGGACATGGTGAGGGCATTGACGACATCTCCCATGTCACCGCGCCCGTTGCGGGCGATCCTGGGCTGGAAGGCATAGGCCGCAACCCCGTGCTGGGCCCCGGCCTGCAGCGTGAACATGGGGTCGCCATCCTCTCCGACGCCGAGCCCGGCACGCCGGTCATCGGTCGATGACGGTCCGGTGCGCTTGCCGACCTCGAGCAGCGGCACGGCAACCGCCATCTGGCCGCCGCCATTGGCGTGGCTTGCATCATGCGGCATGGCCCTGAGCGTGGGCGACAGGTCTTCCGTGGCGTCGGCGCCGTGATCCTTGGCCGAGAAGGCAACTGGAACCAGCGGCGTTCCTCTCCCCGTCCCATCCTCCGACGCATCGAAGCCCTCGCCGCGCAGCGCGTGGGTGACCAGCGTCTCGGTCTCGTAATCCTGCCGCCCCATGCCGCCGGCGTTGAGGCAATGGGAAACATCGCCCGTGGAGGCCTCGCCGACGAGGCCCGCGCCGCGCTGGCTGAACAGTTCCTGATTGCTGTAGCCGATGGCACCAGTGTTGAACGACTGGTTCAGCGTCGGGTGCGGATGTTCTACGCCGTCCCAGTGGCTGCGACGCTCTTCAGCGCCAAGTGCAGCGCGGGCGGCAGGGTCTTTCCCCTTTTCTCGGCGCGGCGGAGTATCCCGGCGCAGGCCCTCGAACTCAAGAAGAACCGCCGCGGGATCGAACCCCTCTCGAGCACTTGCGACAACGAACACACGGCGGCGTCGTTGGGGAAGTCCGAAGAATTGGGCGTCCAGGATCCGCCACGCGACTGCGCGCGCGGGTCCAAGAGCCACACCCGCGTTCGTCCATTTGCCCCGTGGCGGAACGAAGGGGGTGTCCTCTCCAGATAGGCCCGAGAGGAAACAGCCGAAGGCGTTGTCGCGGACCGAGAGCACGCCGGGGACGTTCTCCCAGACGACGATGCAGGGCGCGAGTCCCCTCCGGGCACGGCGTTCATCGATGGCATCGGCAAGCCTCAGGAATTCGAGGGTGAGATTTCCACGGGCGTCATCCAGGGAGCGGCGCAGGCCCGCGATCGAAAATCCCTGGCATGGCGTTCCGCCCACCAGGATGTCGGCCCCGGCGATCCAATCCTCATCGCGTAGGAGCGTGAAATCTCCGTGCAACGGCACATCCGGATAATGATGGGCGAGCACCGCCCGGGCGAAGGGCTCGATCTCGGAGAAGGCCAGCGGCCGGAAGCCCAGCGGATGCCAGGCGACGGTCGCGGCCTCGATGCCTGAGCAGACGGAGAGATAGCTCAGGCTCAAGTGGCGGACCGCCTCTGCTTGCGGGACGGTGCCGGGGCATCGGTGTCCTGCGCGGTGACCGTCGCGGTGGACGGTTCAGGCGTTGCTGCAACAACGGCAGGAGACTTGACCCGAGGCTCGGCGGCAGCACTCTCATGAGGCTCAGGCAGCCTGACGAGCGTGCCTAGCCGCAGCTCATGTTCCGCCTGGCGTTCGGTGAGGTGGAGAACGGTCCCGACACCGGTGTTGCGATGGGCGGCGACGAAGGGGCCCGCCCTCTCTGTGATGGCAAAGCGTGGCATGTAATACCTTTCGAAGGTGGATAGGATTCGGGGCGCCGGGGGCTATTCACCGCAAGATCTGCGGAGAATGGTGGCTCTATTCACCGCAACCGCCCGAATTAACGTACGTACAGAAATGTTGACCGCAGCGATTTATTGTAGTAACGGAAAATCTGGATGAAGGTCGAATTCGATGCCGCCAAGCGGGCCGGAACCCTTGAGCAGCGGGGTCTGGACATGGCGCGGGCCGGCGAGGTGCTCGAAGGCGCCACGCTGACAATCGAGGACGACCGGATGGACTATGGTGAAACCCGGTACATCACGATCGGGTTTCTGGATGAGAGAATGGTGGTCCTCGTGTGGACCCCGCGCGGTGATGCTCGCCGCGTCATCAGCATGAGGAAGGCCAATGACCGCGAAAAAGCCATCTACGAACCCCGCTTTCGATGAGGACGACGCGCCGGACCTGTCGTCACGTGAGTGGCAGGAGAAGTTCGCCAAGGCCAGGGTGCGCCGCGGACGGCCTCCGCTCGAGGATCCCAAGGTGTCGACGACGATCCGCCTCTCGAGGGACGTGATCGAACGGTTCAAGGCCGATGGCCCGGGCTGGCAGACGCGGATCGACGAGGCGCTCCGCGAATGGATCCGGAAGCACGACGCGGCCTGATCGGTTCTTTCAGTTCGCCGGTACGTCGGTCAGCCCGCCGCCAGGTACCACACCACGATGGATGTGGGTGGATCCGATATTCCTGCCGTCATGAGTGACCTTGCCGCCGGTGATGGCCACGCCGGCGTCGCTCACTTCAACATTGACGCCGCCAACCTTGATCGTCACGGCGGCGGACGTGAGTTTAAGGGTGGCGGCGCCAACAACGACCTCGCAGAGGCCGTCTTTCAGAGTGGCTGTGACATTGCCGTAGGTGAGGACGTTCTCGTCGCCCTTCGATGACGGTGACTTGTTGTGATCGCTCCACGTCATCGGCAGCGCCACCGCCTGCTGCCAGTCGCCATTGGGCGAGAGCGCAGTGAACTGCTGGCACTTCGAAGGCGGCGTGTGAACCTTCAACGCTCCGGCAATCTGGGCATACGGCACCCAGGGCGACAGGAAAGGCTTGCCGTCCACGTCCTTGCCGAAGTTCAGCCTGACCCGCTGCCGGGCTGCATCGACTTCCTCGACCGTCCCGTGGCGCATGACGCCGGAGAAACGGCGCTCAAGTTCGGCGATGCGGGCGGCGAGTTCGACAACTTCACGCATCAGCGATGCGGGCCAGCGCGGTGTGATGGTTGACGATCACGGGATCGGGCACACCGGTGATTTCGGCTTCCTCGAAAACTTCCGGGTCTTCCGAGATATCCAGCACCGGCCCAAGGCCGATGGCATCGGCGGTTTCGAGATGTATCCCCAGCATGTTGGCAGCGCGCCGCCAGTCGGCAAGCGGTGAACCTTCGATTTCCGAGCGGAGCATGCGGGCGATGGGTGCCAGATCGGTGTCCTCCTCCATCACGCCGAGCAGATCGGCCCATGCCGTCCCGGCAGCAATGGCCGCACCATCCGTTGGCGCCTCGATCAGGTCGCAGGTCAGCACGATCTGCCGCGCGGCAAAGCGCACCCCCTTCTCGACCGAGGCGCCGCGCCGCGACAGGCGCCGCGAGATGCGCGGCACGAGCTTCATCCAGACGCGCGACCACGGGGTCCGCTCGCGGATGAGAGCAGCCATGACCTGATGCTCCATGAGGTCGAGTGCCAGTTCCATGCCCTCGTCCGTGTGCGGGATGGTGATGACGCTCTCCTCGCCCGCAACCTCGACCCGTGCCGCGATGGCAGCCTCGATGACGAGATCACAGGAGTCGTTGCCATGAAACAGGTCCCGCCCCGTCACCTCCATCTCATGATCGTCGGTGGTGACGATCAGGATGGGCTGGCGCTCCTCCGCGATCGTCTGGTCGATGGGCGCGATGGCACTGTCATGGACGCGCCCCTCGGCCAGTGTGGCACCGCGCAGGGCGCGGGCGGCAGCGATGCGCATGGCAAGACGGGCGAGGCTCATGCAGAAACTCCTTCAATGCCGAAAACCTTCCAGACTGGAAGGTTTTCCTGACCGACGCCAGGATTGGGGCATGTTCCAGACAGGAACATGCCCCTCCCCCGCAATCGCCCCCGGCACTCTTTCCCGGGAAATGGCATGTGCTCACACTGAAGCAGCCCTGCTGGTGACTCCGCCGTTGCAATGTGCCATCGTCCATGATGCGGCTGCGGATATCCTTTTCTCCGCCTGCAACACGGCCGCAAGCAGCCGGGCGACACCCCAATTCGTCCGGCTGCCGCCCTGCACATGGGCCATGATCGTTTCGTGCATGCAGTGCTCCCGGATTGAACGTCCTGTCCCGGAGCGAAAGCTGAACACAGAAAACCCGCACTGGTTGTTGCACGGCCTGACACGACGACAATTGCGTGCTATGAAGCCGATCGGTTGCCCGGTAGAGGTGCCCCCCGGCGGAGCGACCGATGGTAGCCGGGTCAAGCTGTGCATGACTTTGGCCCGGCTGCCGCCCAACACCTCCCGCGAAGCCAGCGAACACTCACTCCTCCACATCTTCCCGGACGAGAAGAAGGTTGAGATCGCCCATGCTGGTCGGATAAATGGCGGCGATGGCGTAGCACGGGCTTCCGCATCGCTCCGGAAACTGCAGAAGATCGCCTTTCGCCGGCCGGTAACCCAAAGTCGCAACTTGAGCCGCGGAGATCCAGAAGGCACTCTGCTCCGAGACCAAGCGCGTCGTGCCAGTAAACTCCCCGCCTCGGCTCTGACCCCGGAGATCGGAGGATGCGGCGAGCGCGGAGAAGATGCCCCTGACCTTCATGGCCGTCCGGTCGGCATCAGCGGCGGCCTCGACATATTGATTGCCTCGGCGCGGGATGAGCACGGCCTCCTCGCCGAAGCCTGCCACTGCCGCTTCGGACGCCAGCGCATCCAGAGCGTCAAACGCCGAGGTCATGAACGGCCCCGCCTCAGGTCCGCTTGCCGGGGATCAGTACGCGCGGGCGGGTGCAGTAGTGCAGCGCGTTCATCTGGAATTCCAGGTTCACGCCCTTGCCGTTCATCATCTCCCATTGCTTGCCGTAGAGGCGCTGGCCGGGGGTGTTGACCGTCTCGATGTAGTCGGCCGGGCCATAGACTGTCCGGAACAGGCCCGGCACGCCCATCGGGAAGAGGTGGCACTTGTTGGTGTCAATCCCGACACTGCCGCCGCCGCGGTAGTTGGCCCAGGTGATGCCGCCGAAGTCGAAGGAGCCATGAAGGCCGCCGGCACCCGGATTGATGTAGGCGCCCCTCAGGCTCGCCGCATCGGCATAGCCCTTGTAGGTGTCCCGCACCTCCTTGTGGGCGATGAGGTCGTCGAAGAAGGTGTCGCCGCACAGCGCCATGACGCCGGTATAGGGGATTCCGTCCAGGGTGGCCGCCATCTGGCGGATGACGCCGGCGCACTTCTTGCGAAGAACACCCTCCGCCGGCGTGGCGTTGTCGAGGTCGAAGTCGATCTCGGCGGCAGGGGTTTCGCCGAACTCGGTGAAGTAGTCGAACAGCACCGCCCCGTCGGCGTCGAGAAGACGGCCGGTCTTCAGGATGTTGATGCGGTGATATTCCTCGGTGAGGGCAAAAAACTGGGAGGCCTCCGCCGCGCGCTCGGCGATCTTGGACTGCAGGCGTTCGACCGCCACTTCCTCGCCAAAGACCCGAACCTGCTGGACCTCGTCGGCATTGATGGCGTCGTCCACCTGGAAGTGCGGAACACGCAGGGTGCGCATGGAGCGCTTGCCCTTGCCGAAGGTCTGGCCCGGGCCGCCGCGGGGGCTTGCCTGGATCAGCATGCCGTTCTGGGCCTTGTCCTTCTCGATGGCGATGTCGAGCGTGTCGATGCTCACCGTCTGGAAGAGACCCATCTGGCCGATGGCCGAGGGGACATAGGAGATCTCGCGGAGCGCATCCGTGAGGCGCATGACGCTGAAGGCGTCCTGGGTGAAGATGTTGAGAATGGACATGTCTGGATTCCTCCGGGATCAGCGCACGATAACGCCGAGGGTGGCGAGAGCCGTGTTGGCAGCGGCCTTTTCGGCGGGCTGGTCACGATCGGCATGGTAGGTGAGGCAGTTGCCATTCACCTCGGCGTCGCGAACTATGCCTGCGACGGTGACATCGGCAGCGGATGCATCGGCGTCGTAGATGGCGATGGCGGCTGGCACCTGGCTGCCGTCGCTGGCGCCCACGGCGCTGGCGACATACTTGCCACTGGCGGTGACCTTGCCGAGCACGGTGCCTGCGGCGATGATGCCGGCGCCGGAAGCAATAGTGATGGCCTCGCGCGAGCGCTGGCCGTTGGCCTCCGAGAGGATGAACTCCCCCGGATGCCGGGTTTCCATGAGAACTGTCATGTCGGTTTCTCCTGTCAGGCGCGGGCGAAGCGGCGGTTGGCGTTCGCAATTGCCCGCTTCCAGCCCTCTTCAGCGCGGGCGGTGGGGTTGGGACGGTCGTCACGGCTCGAGCCGAACTCAGAGCCTGCAGCGGCGCGCTGAGCGAGCGCCTCGACCCGGGACTCCTTCGGCGACGCTTTCAGGATCTTCTCGGCCTCCACAACGCTAAGAGCTGTCTCGGTGGCCAACATCAGCGCCTGCTTCTCTCGCCCTTCGGCGGCCTCGCAGTTGACGATGGCGCGGATGCGGGCGCGCTCTTCCAGGCGGGCAGCAGCCACGGCCTCCTCCAGACGGACGGCAGGCTGCGGTGCCGGCGCTTCAAGCCGCGCGGGCTGAACCGGTGCGGCCGGAGCTGCTTCCGCAGCGGCGGCCATCTCTTCTGTGCTCATGGATATCCCTCCTTTGCGAGCATTTCGCCCGGATGGGCGGGTGGTCTGTGAGAGTGAGGCCAGCACCTCGTCGAAGCTGGCGATGCGGTCGGCGAGGCCAAGCCTGATGGCCTCTGAGCCAATGAAGGTGCGGGCCTCGGTAGCGCGCGCCATCTCGGCGGTGAGTTTCCGGCCACGACCCGCCGCGACCGTGTCGAGGAACTGGCGGTAGTGCGCATCGACGCTGGCCTGCAGGTCGGCGCGGACCGCGTCCGAGAGCGGTTCGAACGGGTTGCCGTCGACCTTGTGGCTGCCGGCAAAGATCAGGGTGGGCCTCACGCCTTGCGCGGCCAGCTCACCGGAGCGATCGGCATGCAACATGACGACGCCGATGGACCCTAGGATCGAGGTGGGCGAGATGACGATCTCGTTCGCGGCGCTGGCGATGCCATAGGCTGCGGACGCCGCCATGTCGTTGACGAAGGCCGTCACGGGCTTCGTCTGGCGCACCGAACGGATCAGATCCGCCAGACCGGCCATGCCGGCGGCTTCACCGCCGGCCGAGGAGATGTCGAGCAGAACCGACCGTACCTCCGGGTCTTGTCCTGCCTCCCGCAGCTGCGCTGCGATCCCCTCGTAACTGGTAAGCCCCGACCGGCTGTCGAGCCAGGCACCACGGTTCACCAGCGTGTCGAGCACCGGGATGAGTGCGACGCCATCTGCGGTACGCATCATGGAGGTGCTGCCGTCCGCACGACGCGATGAGCCAGTGAAGCGGTTCGCCTCGGATGATTCGGCCGTCTCATCCAGAGAAAAGAGACCCGCATCGATGCCCATCCTCCCGCTCAAGGCGCCGAGGATGATCTGCGCTTTCGCAGGGTGAATGAGCAGCGGCGTGTTGAGCAGCCGGTCGCTGAGGCGAAGAAGCTGTCCGGGCATCACAGACCTCCCGCCCGCAGGCCATGGCGGCGGCGCAGGCCACCGGTCCTCCCGCAAAAAGCTTCAAGGCGCGAAAGCTCCGCTCGCAGAGTGCCGAGATCCGTCCGCCCATACTGGACCTTGCGCCTGACACCATTGCCGGCGTCGAACTCGATCACTTCCGGGCGCCGGCCCTCGAG